GCTAGTATATAACCCAGCTTCATATTTTATACCATTTGGATAATTGCTTTAATAGCAGAAACCACTCAACAACCTAATGCTGCCCAAACAAAAAGACAGCTAAAATATTCTAGTTTAGGGACGTTATTCGCCCCTCATAAAGAAAACAAATTTATGTGAATTAAATTAACATTCCATCTCTAGTTTAACATCCAACATCATTAACATACCAGCCACGATCCCCTCTGCTTTTTGCAACAAACGACCAACCCAGCAATCTGAACGTCCATGTTTCCTTGCAAGCGCCATAAAAGTCATTCCCCCAACGTAATAATCCACGAGCAGATCATGCAAGTCACGGTTGTTCTTTTTCAGACGAGCCATGCAACCACAGATAACCATTGCGTCATCATCACAACATTGCGGGCGTGATTTAACCTTTGACGGAATCAACCCCTTAAATCCGGCAGCAATGGACGACCAAGTAACATCTTCGTGGTTATTTGCCACCCATGCCCCCCAACGCTCAAGAACCATCTGAATATCACGCATCAGCGCAGTACCTCCTGCACCAGTTTTTCAAACTTTCCAACTTTGGTTTCCAGCTCTGCCACACAATCCACCAGCTCATCCACTGCTTTTTGTGCGCGGTGTTTCGCCTGCATCAGTTCCCTGAGCGCCGGCACCATATCCCGACGAATGGCATCTTTTGTTACACCTGTTTTTTCCAGTTGTTCCGCCTGTCGCAACATTTCCTGTGCCTGTTTACGTAATTGTTCAGGGGTAAAAGTCATCGTCTGGTTGTTCAAAAGAAACGCTCCATCTTACTACTGTCAGTTCGTTTGTTGCTGTATCTGCGCGGCTGGGGCTGCTGCATTGGGGTGGAAAGAACCTGTGCGCTTTCCTGGTCCACAGGCAGAAAATGTCCGTTATAAAAACGCCGGTAAATCGTCCCCAGAGAACCGTTACGTTGTTTCGTGATATTGATTTCTGCGATGCCCCTGGCCTGCGTATCCGGGTTGTACACTTCATCCCTGTAAAGCATCAGAATGATGTCTGCATCCGCCTCTATTTCTCCGGAATTTTTCAGGTCTGAGTTCATGGGGCGTTTATTGGGTCTGGACTCCACACCGCGGGAGAGCTGGCTCAGCGCAATCAACGGAAAACCACCGGATTTTGCCAGGCCTTTAAGCCCCTTTGAGATTTCACCCACGGCAAGATCATGACGCCCCGTGGTTCGGGTTTTTATCAGTCCGAGATAATCAACCACCACCAGCGCCGTTTCCGGATGTTTAATTAGGTGGTGTTTCGTTGTTGCGCATATCTCGTCAATGGTCAGGTTCGCCTGGTCCACCATCCAGATATTGCGCCCGGTCATCCGCCCCACCCCTTGTGAGAAACGTGCCCAGTCTTCGTCTTCAAAGTGAGTGACAGATTTCAGGCGTGATACCGGCATTCCTCCAGCCGCAGATACCATGCGTTCACCAATCTGGATGTTCGCCATTTCCATTGTGAACAGAAGAACACCATGCCCCTGCTCAGTCACCTTGTCGATGATATCCAGCGCCAGTTCGGTTTTGCCCATCGAAGGACGTGCCGCAATAAATACCAGGTCGCCAGGCTCCATGCCGCCCGTTTTTGCGTCCAGTTCATCAATACCGGTCATCAGCGCCCTGGATTTCTCCAGTCCCTGATTGCGGCATTCAACACGGTCGACCACTTCCGGAAGGACATCATCAATGTGAACCGGCTGAATGACGCCCTTTCCTGTCGACAGTGTGACCATCATGTTCTGCGCATCCTTCAGAGCATCCTCGGCTGCTTCACAGGTATGCGCATCACGTAAATTCTGTAATGCTTCGGTCAGTGTTTTTTCTGCATCGCGCAGTGCGGCATTTCGCCGCAGCGCTGCAACATAGTGCTCCAGTGAAGACTTCACCCAGGTTTTACGCCCGGTGTCGGTAATCACCGGGGCAAGTTCCGGCATCTCATTGCACAGCAGCACGGGGTCAATGACGCCGGATACGCGAGCCTGTCTGCAAATCCCCGCGTAAATATCCCTGTACTGACGCACGAAAAAGACATCCGCCGGAAGCGTGGCCAGAATATCCATCACTTCCGGATCAGCCCCACGCAGAAAAAACGCGCCAATCACGGCACCTTCCAGGTCATCGTTACGCCATGCCGGATTTGTCGGTTTTGTCATGCTGCCACACCTCTGATATGCGCACGGTAGCTTTCCCAACCAAACACCAGGCAGTTACACCCACCATCAGTAACGCGATCCACAATCCGTTCACCAATGGATTCTTTAAGCTGTTCAAACGTCAGGTTGCTGATCAAAATTGTCGGTAAAACGCTTTCGTAACGCGCATTTATGATTTCCTGCAGGATGGTGATCTCTGTAGGCGTGCCGAACTGCACACCAACCTCATCGATGATCAGCAGGTCCAGTGAGGCGAAATGAGCGAGAACTTCATCCTCGGTACGCTCTGAATTGTGGCGCCAGGTATTTTTCACAGCGCGGGTCAGTCGCATAACATCCGTAATTTCGACGGTCGCCTGGTGGTGGCGAATAATATTTTTTGCCATTGATACAGCCAGATGATTTTTCCCGGTACCACAATTGCCAATCATGACCATGCTGGTACCCGCAGCAAGACACTTCTCCCATGAACCGGCATAGCGCCGACAAGCCTCAAGATTTCTCTGTGCGTCAGCATTCACCGCCTGATAATTCTCAAACTCGCAGTTCTGGAAGCGGCGGGCAATACCAGCCCTGTCGAGTAATTCATGAACTTTCAGGATGCGTAACGCCTCCTGTACCTGATCCAGCTCATTCGCAATGCAGGTCGGGCAACCAGACACCCGTTTGATGGTTTCCCCACGAACATCTGGCCCTTTCAACACCAGACGTGTGTATTTCCCGTGTTTCTCACACTCAGCAGTATCCTCGCTTGTCAGCCAGTGTTCACAGCGCCACGGACGCTTCCCGACACGGGCAAACTGCATCTCCTCCTCCAGTTCCGCCCTGCGGTTGAGCAATTGCGCTTTGTCGTGTTGTGCGTAGTGTTTTTTTAACTGTTCAAACATTGTTCATCACCTCGAAAAATCACCAGTTGAAGTTCGTTGAACCGTAGTCCTGCTCACTGAATCCCGAGATCGGGAGGCCGGTAGTTCGCCCACCTCCGGGAGCGGCTGGCTGTTGCCAGGATTCCTCGAAGTGACGATCGGGTCCAAAGAACGTCGCAGCCTGCTTCACGAACTGTGTGCCGATATTTCCGGTAGCTCGTACCCAGGCGGCATACCGCTTCACGCCATCAAGCATGGTCTCCGGTTTTATTCCCTCCCTGATACGGGCTTTCCAGGCTTTGAAGGCTGCTGACTTGGAATTGCCACCAGCACGTTTGGGATATTCCTGCCAGGCCTGTTCAAATTCCGGTGAATATTCCTGTCGGGCAGAACGCGCTGGTGCAGACGCGTCAGCGGATGCGCCAATAGTTGATTCATTGACTGGTTCTTTGACTGGTTCAAAAGAGTGACTGGTTCTGGGTGAATCTCCTGCACTACCCCCTAGTGCAACTCCTGCACCACCTGGTGAATTTGTTGCACTAGGTAGTGAATTATTTGCACTACCACCTGGTGAATCTTTTGCACCATCAAGACGAAGAAGATAAATATTGCTCGAGTTGCCTTTTTCACCTTTCCGGGAAACTTTTTTTACCAGTCCCGATTCACAAAGAGCCGTAATATGATTCATCACAGAACGTTTGCTAATCTCGCACTGATCAGCAATATGCTGATAGCTGGGCCAGCACTCGCCCTGATCGCTGGCATTATCAGCCAGCTTAATCAGAACCAGTTTTCGCAATGGATTCCCCACACGAATTTTCATCGCTTTAACCATCAGCTCCATGCTCATAGAGCACCTCCCAGGCGTTTAAACATTTTTCCGGACTGAAACGCCATCAACGGATAGCTAATGGTGTAGTTACGCCCCAGTAATTCACACACAACTTTCTGGCTTTCGGTGCTGACCAGGCAAACCCGCAGAACGTGACCGTTGCTGGTGGCGAACCACTGCCCCACACGGGGGCAACGGTTGTATCGGTGATACAGGGAATTAACGATGTAGCGGATCATGGACGCACCTCCGCCGTAGTTACGTATTTAACCGGGCTACCTTTCATTGAGATGGTTTCACACATCTCTGCCGCTTTCAGTTCCGCCGTTTTTCTGGATTTATAGCGACGGTGCCAGACAGATACATCCGTGCGAACTGATACATCGTTTCTGTATTCCGCAGTGGAGATGATGATTTCGTAACTAATCATGGGCGTACCTCCCATTGATTACGGCGAAAAGCAGTGTGATTCAGGCTGGTTTCAGCCTCATGGAATGCTTCAATGCAGCTCTCGTAGTACCGCATTGTGCGTAGACTTAACCCAAGCTGAAGCATCATCAGGCCATCAAGGGTGATGTAATAACCACGCAGGGAGTCACCATAGATGTGGTAAGTACCCGGTATGAAGTTGCGGGTAAAAAATTCGCGCGAGCAGTTCAGATACTCGATTTTGTCGACGATGTTCTGGTGCATGCGCTTAAAGTGGCAGGCAACATGCAGGGAGAAAATAACAGCTTTGCCGTTGACGACTTCGATTTTAAGGAATGGGGAAGTTGGGACTGTAGCCATGATGGCAGCCTCCTTGATCGGTGAAAAACTTCCACCACCGGAGCTGCGAAACTCATGGGTGGTGAACTGAACAGGGTTCGCAGTACCGGCGATCAAGGAAACCGGCGAGCCTTTCGGCTCCCCTGCCCAGCCCACCATAATTCTGGCGTGCGTGAGCGCAGACGATAAAAAAGACGCTGGCGCGTCGTATATCGCCTTGATCAATTCCGGGCTGCGACCCCCGGCACCCGCTTTATAAGGTGCTGGAACAGTGTAACGTCCCGAAATTACAGAATCAATATTTTGGCTTGAAACATTCATATGCTTACTGGTATTTTTACTAACGCAAATGTTCTTGGATGTTACTGGCTTACTTCTTTGTGAGGTTGCCTTTACTAACGTTGAGCGAGCCGGGTCACTACCCGGCTTTTTTTCACCGCTGCCAACCAATAACCTGAAATAACCCCATTTTCGGGTGATACCAGCGAGTCCCTCGCGGTTCTGCTTCCTCCATAATCCGATAAAAAGCAGCCATAAACGGTTCCACAGCAACAATTGCGCGACGTGACAACAATCCGTCCGGCGTCATGAACTCATGGGTGTCTGTAGGAATTTGATAAGCGTTCACCAGATTGCGGCATTTATCATCTGACAAACCGGTTTTTGCTTTCAGTTGGCGATATCCGGCATAGCCCTCACGAATGTTGCCCTTTTTGATTTGCTCAACTGTTTCGGCAACGTGGCTGACTTTTTCTTCCACCTGAGTGATCCGTTTCTGCTGACGAACAGCTTCAAGAGCCATCGCGGCAACCATTTCGATTTCGCTCATTGGCTTACGGATCTGTTCTTCCAGTTCGCGCCAGCGATCTACCAGGCGGGCTGTGAATTCGGGACAAAGCTGTGCGACGACAATGATGCTGTCGCGTTTGCCTCGTTCACCTTCGAAAAGATAATGCTTACTTTTTTGAGTTAAACCTAACCCATTGATATTTTCAGAAATCCCCATTGGGGGAAGCTGAATAATCCTTCGTTCAGCAAGGCGCTCAATGGATTGTTTCACTTTGTCATGGCGGCTACCCACCAGCTCTGCGATCTCAACGCTGGTCATGGATGCTTTGCCGTTAAAAATTGCGGTGTTCATTGTTGGTCTCCTGTGGGCTTGTCATCCTCTGTGTGCGCTAAGCCTGAATGTGGAAAAAGCTCTGGTAGGTCTGGACGAAATTCATACGCTTGGATCTTTCCGTCGACAGCTGCAACCAATAACGGCACAAATTCTGGTGAAATCTTGTTCTTGCAGTTCAACCAATCGCAGACTGTTGACTGGGCCTTTCCGCATCGCTTGGCTAAGGCTTGCTGACTTCCAAGAATCTCAATAGCTTTCTCTATGGCTTTATGTTTCATAATCGCATCTCCTATTGAACGCATAATAACAACAGGAAAAGCGATATTCAACGTTAAACCTAGAACATTTATCGGAAAGCCGATAGACTAGCCAAGATAGAGAGGGGAGGAAAATCGCAATGACATTTTCAGAACGACTTGATTTAGCTATGCGCAACGCAAAATTTACGCAAGGTAGGCTGGCCAAAGAAGTGGGTATGGCTCAGTCCAGTGTCAATCAACTACTTAACAAAGCCAACGGTTCCAGAAAAACAGTCGAAATAGCAAAAGTTTTGGGCGTTAACCCGGAATGGCTCGCATCGGGTGTTGGCCCAATGGAAATCGTGACCTCTGCAGACTCACACCAAATACGTAACATTTCTGAGGATTGGGTTACTGATTCGTATGTCGTGGATGTTTTAGACATCAGATATAGTTGCGGACCTGGTAGTTATAACTCTGATTTTCCTGACATTGTCAGATCTATAGCGATAGAACCAGGATACGCATCAAGAGTTTTTGGCGGCAGGCCAGCATCAGCAATCAAAGCAATAAACGCCCACGGCGACAGTATGAAAGGCACAATAGACCCTGAAGACTTGGTATTTGTAGATGTATCAGTTCGCGCATTTAATGGTGATGGTATATACGCCTTTACATACTCTGGAACATCGCACATCAAAAGACTTCAAAAAATCAAAGATACTCTAACGGTGATATCTGACAACCCAGCTTACAAGGATTGGGCTATCGAACCGGAAGACTTTGAACAACTTCACATTGACGGAAAAGTAATTGTCAGTTGGCCTATGACACTACACCGTTTTGCATAAGCAAAAATCATTTAACCCGCCCACTCTTAAGTGGGCTTTTTTTTGGAAAGAAATCGATAAACCGATTGACAGGAAAAATCGGCAAACCTATTATCATGGCATAGGTATCGAACTCACCAAAACAATTATAGAGGATGAGAAAAATGTCATCGTATATGGGGTTACCAACAAATCAGCACGATGCTCTTGAGAATATTCAGCTCTTAGTCGGGGCTGGTGCACTACTGTATAGCAGCAATAACCCTGAGTTAATTGAACTTGCCAGCTCCATCCTGGCTGTAACTCAAAAATATAGCCTCACAGCGTCGCGTTTATGCAAACAAAATTTAGCTATTAATTCCCAGAATCGGATTAGCACCCAACGCGAAGCCTGCGGCTTAACAACAGCCGAACTCGCCAGGCTGCTCGATCTCGATGAAGAAATTATCATCCAGTGGGAGAGCGGAGAGTATGAACCAACTATCAGTATGCTTATCCCACTGGCAAATATTCTTGGCTGCGATCCGATGTGCCTGTTAACTGGTGAGGTTACTCCTCCGGAGCAACCAAAAAGTGAGGAGCAGCAACACCATGACGCATCTCAACAAGTTTGCCCCTTATCTCGCGAAGCTCTTCTGCGGAAGAACCAATACCAATGGTGACATAATCGCCGCTTCGCCCTTCAAGGTACATGCGAACATTTTTATCAATCATTGCGGAAACAGTCTCAATATGAAAACACTTCTGAGACTCGCTATATAGCAGAACATATAAGTCAGCTGAGGAAGCCATGAAAAAGTTCGAAAACATAACTGTTCTCCATGTTGATGACTTTGATTATACAAACCCGGAACTTCTCCCGGAGGTTGTAAAGGCAATGGATGTTGCCGATATAGTGATTAGAGAAAAGAGAATTGTCAAAAACAGGCTCGCATGCACTTCAGGAGCAATGACAGAAACAACCTCACAGCAAGATAATTACGAAGGCATTTGTCTGGAGCCTGATTCATTTGCGGTAAATGTTTATCATTTATTGCATGCAACACAGGTATTACATATGTCCAGTAATCACGAAACGAAAACACTCGGCAGCGAAATTCTGAGTTTTGCATGTGAGTATACAAAAGCTGCTGCCGAAAAAGAATTAGCGCAATAACAACAAATATGCCCTGAACGTTTATTGCGGTTTTATCGCCGGGGATTGTTACAACCTTAATCCACAGGAGGCTTTATTGTGACTTTTATAAAGAATATGGCATCACACAAGACCGCCTGCCTTATTGCACAATACGGTGAAAATTACATGCATATTGCCTGCTTATTTCTGCGTAAAGCATACGGGAGATAATAATGCATCAGAAAACAGCAGAACACGAACAAACCAGAATATTGCTGACCATCAAAAACGGGAAAGTAATATTCATTCGCCATGTTCATGACGATGAACTTGTAGGAACTCTTTCAACATTCCT